CTCTCCCCAAGGGCCATTTTTACTGGCCCCCATTGCCCTTATTAAAAGGGCGATCGCCACCCAAGCTTTATGCTGACGCGCTTGGGGCGTCCAGAACGCTCTAAGTGCTTCTCATCTTGGCCCATGGTTGGCAAAACCGATGGGGAAGGCCCGCCTTCGCGAGCCAGACCAGAACGGTAGCAGGGGACTAAATCGAGATGACTCTCGACACCCCTTATAGAACTACCGGACTCTAGTCTGAGTAAGCACTTAAGGAGGGCACCAGTACCGTCCAGTACATCACTGGGCGCTTTGGCCTGCACAACATAGCCTCGAACTAAAGGGCTATGCAGGAATGGGTGCATTCGCTCGGGTTGATAACCGAGAAATGAAACCCTGCCCAACACAGAGGAAGTTGGCTCTACTTTCGGAAAATATCGCAATATTTTCGTCAGTAGAGAATCCAACCAACTGACAGTCTTCCAGTAACCATGCTCATAGAGCTGGTTCCTGAGGGCGACAGTTGCTATTACCTCTGTAGCGTCTGCTGTCGTGTAAGGTAACGCTTGCCTGACTCTGACGAGCGATACGTCAGTGCCATTAAAGTATTCCTTACCACAAGACTCTCTGAACTTTCCAGTCCAGAAAGACTTGTCCAAGCCAACTCGAGCACCAAAATGTTCGAGAGCTTGTACGACAGACAGTACATGGTCTACCGGGACGATCAAATCGTCCCCGTAGACACGCACCGAGTCCCGGAACAGACTAATGTCTTTCCGGGCCATGGTCACGTTAAGCGATCTCTGGATCCCAATGAAGATCAGGGTAGTAAATACCATGGCTTCAATGGGGAAACAGAGCGCTGAACCCATAGACGCGTACTTGGCTAGGCGTAAAACGCCGTAGTCAGGTACGTCGGCCCGTCGAGATCTGGTGGCGTCGATAGCCTTACTCAAATTCGGCCATCGACTAACCATCAGCCTGACGAGCTGATTGGAGACTCTGTCGGATGCATCACTCAAGTCGAGTGTTGCTGTTCTCTGATCAAGAGAACCTTGGCGAGCCAAACGCTGATTAGGCGATTGGTCGTCAAATCCGATCAACCCCGAAAGGAGTTCATCCCTTCCGAGAGACGAGAGTAAACAACGAAGGAGTGCCTGTTGTGTATATTGCATACACGCAGGTTCCATCGCAATTATTCTCGGAGCCTTCAACGTTTTAGGTACTGAGATAACCTTCACAGGCATCTCAGCATCGGGTTCGAGGATGTTCACCTGATCCAACTCCCCAACAAAATGGGGATTCGGAATCAAGTACTCGTAAGAGGGAAAGACCTCTTCGAGTCGCCTGGTCCAGGTCCGCATCTGGTATTTTCCATTGCTGGAAAAACCATCAGCGGTTGAGCCTGGTCCATGCTTAGGGAGAAGTTCCCCATAATAGATATCTCTATCCATTTGGGTGAAAACCTCCCTAAATAGCAAGTCGGACATTTGTTGGAACTCAGTCAAATCTTCCTGACTGAGTCCCATGTCTGACTGACGGACATCCTGCTCACACTCGATATAGTTCTGTATTGCCTTCCTCTCCCTTGCAGGAGTGCAAGGGAAAGAAATCTTGCCAAACATCAACGTAAGTTGACGAATGGCAATGATTGAGTCAATACAGGGTTCATCGAGTAACGTGCCACTACTCCGGTCGAATACACGGGAGAAGAAACCTCCTAGAAATAGGGGGAGCCTTCCCCTTCCTCGATAAAAGGAAGGGTTGATCCCGACCCGACCTTGGTCCAGCCACTTTTGGGTAGCTTTTCCAAGGTCAGGTAGGGTTATCGTTAAAAACGATAACCCCTCATATTCGGTCCGCCTGATGACGGTATTAATGTCATCAGTGGCGCTCGTACAGCATTGGGTTGCCGATTCCTCGGCAACCCGGGACCAGAGTGAAATCAGGCTTTTCATCTACCCCTCTCATTTAGGGTAATAGATCCTTAGCCTATGACACTCAACTAGCGGGGAATCTGGCCTTATCAACCAGACCTACTACAACGTAGTAGACTCTCCCCACTAGACCACAGGAACGCCGAAATGGCGCGAAGAAAGGGGCATCTGATGTACATCTACATCAGAGACCATTGGCGAATTCTAAACTCAGACGTCCAGGTTTTAAAGCCTGAACAATCTGAGAATGAACTCGTCAAGGGACACGTGAATGAGATCAAAAGCCACCGCAATGAGAAGGACAACTTTATAGTTGAGCTTCAAATAGACGGTGATTCCTGTCTCATTCAAGTCCTCTTTCTTCTCGAGAGAGTCGATGTCGCCGATCATGAACCTCCCTTCCGGGCGGCCAGTGATACGAACAACATCCCTCTCTTGATCCTCTACGACTCACCACCCAAGAGCTTGGTGATGAGCGCATCCGTAGCAGCCGTGTACATGGTTTTGAAGCCAGTGTACACAGCGATTTGCTCCGTAGTCGTATAACCGGCTACTGGGACGTCAAAGACGATGTAATGACTCATCGACACTTTGACATTCTCAGTTGGCCGGAACGGATCCGGAGCAAACTTCGAATGGTTGACCCTCAACAAGTGCCGATAACGCTTCCCACTGTCGTGGGAAGCCTGCACTTGTATGAGGCCATCACCACTCTGATAGATCGACTCATCCTGCATCGTAGAAATACGAGGCAGGGGAGTCGTCGTACCGGAGATGGTGATGGACAGAGGATCAGTAAATGCCATAGGCATCACTCCTAGGACTCGGGTCACGAGCCCCAATGGCTCGGACACAGGGCAAGCACTTGCTGTCAGCGTCGGGTCAAACCCAGCGCAGCAGCAATGGCCTTCTGGCGTAGCGTTAAGCCACTCCAGGAAAGCCCGAACCCAAATGGTGTAGCCACCTCTCGTCGTTTGGTTTCCACGCAAACTTCGACAGGTGAACAGTATAGGCCGGGAGTTTTGAATCTCCCTTTGCCTACCTGAAAGTATGTCACTTTATGGACATGATGTTCCATAATGTAACCATACTTCAACACCAAGCCATCGGTAGCCCAGTCGGAAACGTTAGAAATAACGTCTCCGATACTGGAAAACCAATCGATGGCCCACGTCCAAGGCATCGCATTCCAAACGACTTCAGGACTAAGGTCAAGGCCCAACAAGACCGAGGCCTTAGCTGCGGTACTTTCCGTCTCTCTCCGACTATAATAGTCGGAGGGAAGATGGTAAGTAAAAGCTCCTGAAAACCAGACCCTTGAAGAGGTCTGGGTACGTTTGTAAAGCGAGTTCCTGGGACTGCCAAGGTTGTATAACGCCGTGTGATCCGGGTATAAAACCGGATCATACGACGAAACTAACACAACCGAGTCAGTCTTCTCTACTGGAAATTCATACCTTCGCCTAACCAATCGTCCGGAATCACGTTCATACTGTGTTAAAACAGAATGAGCATGAGTGATACCGTGACTGATGTCACGAATATCACCGACCAGTGGATCCCAGCCGAATTCCTTATTTAAGTACTCTTCACCCGCAGAGCGGGCAGAGAGTGCATGC